CATGTGCTGCCATCACTTCATTGATGATGGTTTGAGCGTTGATTGTGGACATGATATGTTTCCTTAAAACGGTGCCACTATGGCGGGTTGATAAATCACACTGCAAAGCCCTGACCCGCAAGGCTTCACGCTGGGTTCATCGCTGTTCTATTGCAGCGATAACTCCAGAGCGATCGTAGACTCTTTGAGCAAAAAGCTTTGCTGCATTAAGTGATTTGAAGCGGCGGTTCATACATACAAACATTCTGAAAACTCCTGAAGTTCACCAGGTGCGCCACCTGGAAGGGCTTGCCTTACTGTATCGCTTGGCATGGGTAGATTATAGGTCAGTTAGACGCCTAATGCAAACTATTTCTAAACTATTTTCTAGGTACTTACCCTAAGCGCTTAACTTTTTTGTGTGCATCGCGCAGGGCAGCGACTATGCAAGCGACTGGAGCAGGTGCATACCCGCTATCGACTAGCTCACGTAGTATCTGCGCGTCGTCAGGTTGTAAGTAACCCGCTGGCATACGCCGACCACCACGGGCAATAAGTGCCTTGTTGCTATCGGTCACAGCTTGCGAGGGTGTTTTTTTTGCAGGTGCAGTCATATCCACATTTTAAGCGCTTAGGCGTAGCATGGGCAACTATTTTGCACAATGTCTAAATTGGTGCATAATTACGCCACGCTACAGGCCAGACAATAGGCCAGCGGCCTATATAACAGGCGCATACTTTGCACAGTCGCAACGGAACCTTGATGGATACCCGCCACTAAATACAGCCCGCATCAATCAGATAGCGGGTTTTTTTGCGTCATTCGCGCAGCCTGGGCGCATCTCCTGCGTCTAGCTGCTGGCGTTACCAGGTGCGCAGCGTCAGGCAATCGGCCAGCTCTAAAGGTAAGTCCTCATGGCCGATAACGCAAAGCCATTGCGCAAAGCATGGCAACATCTCACGACCAGTAGCACGGCGCGCGGGTATGGATATGCATGGCAACAGCTCAGGTTGATTGTGCTAGCGAGGGATAACGGCTTGTGCCAATGTCCAGAGTGCAAACAGTCGGGGCGCATACGCAAGGCCAGCGAGGTTGATCATATTGTCAGTAAGGCCCGCGCGGCTTCGCTGGGCTGGAGTCAGCAGCAGGTAGACAGCTTAGACAATCTGCGCAGTGTGCACGCAGAGTGCCATCGGCGAATCACTATGCTGGATAACGGTCGCAACCCTGGGCAGCTATTCGATGCCTCCGGTCGCGTCGTGTGGTGATTATTCGCACGGGTGGGGGTATGGGGTCGCAATCCCTAGGGCATTTAAGCGCCTAGACCGTACGTTTAGCCTTCTTTCCCAAAACCTAACCAAAAAACTGCTTAAATAATAGGCAAAGATTGACACAATGGCAACAAGAGGAAGGAAATCGGCGGCATCGGCTCAAGTAGCTGAGAGGCTTGTTACGCCCATCGGCGCGACAACAAGATTATCACCCCCAAATCACATGAGTGATGCTGAAATTGCAGTGTGGGCGCAAGTTATTAACGACCAGCCAGCGGCTAGTTTCACCCCTACGCATGTGCCAATGCTTGAGCAATACTGCCGCCATGTGGTTCAGTCAAGGGTTATTGCCGACATGATCCTGAATTTCGATCAATCATGGGCCAATAACGACGAAGGATTGAAGCGTTACGACAAGCTGCTGCAAATGCAGGAGCGCGAAGGCCGGGCGGCATCATCGCTGGCGACAAGGCTACGGATTACTCGTCAAGCCATTGACCAACAGACTGTCGCACGCTCACAAATCAATGCGCCAAAGAGTCGCAAGCCTTGGGAATTGGCGATAGAGGGGTAGTAAAATAAGCGAGTCAGCAAAGCTCTTGCAAAGCGATGCCGACTCTAACCGAACAACCTGAACTAGAGGTCATCATGGCTGATTCTGAGTATAAGCGACTCGCCACCACATCATGCGCATGCGGCGCGACAATCATTCCAAGCAACAAGGCGGGTCGAAAGAGGAAGCATTGCAGTGATCAATGCAGAGAAAGAGCAACAAACAGAAAGATAAAACGCGCCGGGATTCGGGTGTTTCTTTGCGCCATATGCGGCAAAGTGTTCAATTCACCACACAAAACATCTTGTTGTAGTGATGTTTGCAGAGTTCAATTTGCATTGAAGTCGCAAAGAGAAGCTAGTTATGCTCTGCACAAAAAGACAGTTGTACCAATTTTGTGTCGCCTGTGCGGGTTATTGTTCAGTCCTTTGTATGGCTTTACAGGAAAGGCGCACTACTGCTCTGAGTGTCGCAAGTTGGTGCCTGGAGGCGTGGCATCTATACGCCGCAGGAAAAGAATCAAAGCGGCATCAATTGAGGTTGTTGTGCGGAGTGTTGTGTTTGAGCGCGATAAGTGGCGGTGTGCTTTATGCGCAATAAAGACAATAAAGGCACCGTACAAAGACAACTCCGCCGAGCTTGATCACATCATTCCTCTGGCTTTAGGCGGCGAGCATTCTTACGCAAATACGCAGTGCGCGTGCCGAAAGTGCAATGGCTCAAAAGGAGCCAAGGCGAAAGGGCAAGCGTTGCTTTTTGGATAAATGAAAAAACAAAAGTTCTCCGATAGGGCATTGCGCAACATAGAGTGGATTCAATCTCACATGCGCATTCCAGAGGGGCGCTTAGTTGGTAAGCCGGTGCAGTTAAGCCCTGCGCAATGTGAGTGGATGGAGATGATTTATGGAAGCCCTACGCGGACTTTCATATGCAGCCTTCCGCGCAAAAACGGGAAAACTTCATGGTCCGCAATGCTGCTGTTGTTGCACCTTGTCGGCCCCGAGGCTGTGCAAGCTGGCCAACTGTTTTCGGCCGCTCAGTCGCGAGAACAAGCGTCAATATTGTTCGCACTTGCATCAAAAATCGTGCGGATGTCGGCTCAATTAAGCGAGTACGTCTCCATAAAGGAATCGTCAAAGCAACTGGTGTGTGCAGAGCTTGGAACGGTTTACCGGGCGCTTTCTGCTGATGCTTCTACGGCACTCGGGCTTTCACCCTCGTTTCTGGTGCATGACGAATTAGGAGCGGTTCGCGGCCCACGGTCTGATTTGTATGAGGCGCTTGAGACTGCCAGTGCAGCGCAAGCCAACCCGCTGTCAATTGTGATTAGTACACAGGCTCCGGGCAGCAATGACTTGCTTTCGACGCTATTGGACGATGCTTTAACCAAGGCCGACCCCCGCACAAAATGCGTGATTTATCAAGTACCGGAGGATGCCGACCCATACGACCCGGTAGAGATAGCGAAGGCACAACCTAACTGGCACTTGATGAATCACGACGAAGTGCTCAAGATGGCCAGTGATGCAAAGCGGATGCCTAGCCGTGAAGCGTCTTACTTGAATCTGATTTGTAACAGGCGCGTAGAAGCCAGCAACCCGTTTGTTACCCGCTCGGTGTGGCTGGAAAACGGCAATGCGCCTGACGAAATGAATGGGCAAAGAATCTGGGGCGGCTTGGATTTGGCATCAGTCAGCGACTTATGCGCTTTGGTGCTGGTGACGGAGGGCGGCGATGTTCATCCTACGTTTTGGCTACCCGCTGAAGGCTTGGAGGAAAAGGCCCGCAACGACAGAACCCCATGGGATTTGTGGCGCGATCAAGGCCATTTGATGACCACCCCAGGCAGGGCGATTGAGTACGAATACATTGCAGCGCACCTCAGAGACTTGTTTGACAGTCAGAACATTGTCTCAATTGCATTTGACCGCTACAACATGCGTTTTCTGAAGCCGTGGCTAGAAGCTGCTGGATTCGATGAGGATGAGCTGGCAAAGTTTGTTGAATTTGGCCAAGGCTTTGTCAGTCAAAGCCCTGCGATACGCGAGCTTGAAAGCAAATTGCTCTCATCCAAACTAAAGCATGGCAACCAGCCAGTGCTTGAAATGTGCGCCAAAAACGCTGTATGCGTAGACGGCCCGACCAACGGCACGCGAAAGTTTGCTAAAACAAAATCAACTGCTCGTATTGATGGCATGGTTTCACTGGCAATGGCGATAGGCGTGATGCCACTGGAAATTCAAGCCAACACCATGCCAGACGACTACGAACTATTCACCGTATGACCCCCCTCATTTACAACCTCTCACTGCTAATCGGCCTGCTGCTGATCTGCGGTGGAGTCGCGCTTGTTTACGTCCCGGCTGCGTTGATCGTGGCTGGCGCGTGCGTGATTGGGTTGACACTGATCGGAGCGCGGCGCTGATGTTTCTGAGCAAAATCAAGTCTGACAGCGGAGATAGATCGGCTTGGGGCGACTTCTTTTTCAATCCCGTGCCCATCCGGGGCCAGCACGTAACCGCTGACGCTGCGCTGCAACTCAGCGCGGTGTATGCCTGTGTTCGCGTCCTGACTGACACCGTATCGACATTGCCGTTTCACCTTTATCGTGTTGGTGCAGACGGCGCAAAAACGCATCTGCGCGATCACTGGCTATACCGCTTGTTCGCCAAACGCCCGAACGACTACCAGAACCCGCTGGAGTTCCGCGAAACCATGATGGGCCATTTGGTTCTGCGTGGCAATGCGTTCGCTTTGATCGAGGCCAATGCACGCGGCGAAGTCACCGACCTGCACCCGATACACCCAGACCTCGTAAGCATTGAAATGCTGGGTGACAGCAACTGGCGCTACCGTGTAAAAAGCCTCAACGGCACGCAGACAATCCACCAGCGCGGCGACATTTTCCACGTCAAAGGCTTGTCCCCGAACGGCGTAATGGGCTACAACCCGATAGAGCTATCGCGCAAAATGCTATCCATTGGCATATCGGCGCAAGACTACGGAATGCGCTACTTTGAGAACGACGCATCGCCATCCGGTGGCTGGATTGAACACCCGACCAACTTCAAAGACAAAGAAACCCGCGACAAGTTCCGCGAAGCATGGCAAGCGCAGCAAAGCGGCGGCAACAAGGGCAAAGTCGCCATTCTTGAATACGGCTTGAAGTTCCATGACGGACTCACGGTCAAAAACACCGACGCGCAGTTCATTGAAACCAAGCGCATGAGCCGAAGCGAAATTGCGAGCATGTTTCGCATCCCACCGCACATGATCGGTGATCTGGAAAAAGCCACATTCAGCAACATC